GACGGTGTCTTCGGGGTCGAGCATGATGTCGGCCTGGTTGCCTGCCTGCTTGATCCACCACTTCCCGGCTGTGCCTCGGACGCCGTTGGAGCGCACTTCGAGGATGGAGCGGATCTCCCATATCGGGGTTGGGTCTTCGGTGTCGTCGTTGGTGGAGGTTCGTCCGACCAGGTAGCACTCGCCTGCGATGGTCAGGTGGATGCCGATTGCGTTGAGCATCCCTGACTGCCCGGCTGCTCCGTTGAACAGTTCCTGTAGAACGTCGTAGGTCTCGCCTTCGGTGACCCGTGTGGAGTTCCGGTTGCCGGGTTCGGCGGGGATGTAGAGGACGGCGCGGGACAGGGCGTGGCCGAAGAACTGGGCGGCGAACCGGGCTTCTCCGCAGATCCGGTAGTGCCGGTAGCACTCGGTCTGCCATGCCTCGTCTTGGCCGGTGCCGTAGATGCGTGCCGTGTCGCCGCTGTATCTGGTCGCTGAGGCGACCAGGGAGTTGGTCGGGAGCAGTGGCACGGTGGGCACCAGCTCACGCTGACGACGGGGCATCCAAGGCTCCTGACGAATCGGCTTCTGCGTGGAGTGTCGCATAGCCCGCTGCGCAGACCAGGCAGGCGCAGTCGACGACACACTCGAACTCGTCGTTCCAGGCTTCCCCGTCGCACTTGTCGTGGGCGCCGCGTGCGCAGTCCGAGCACGGCACCTCGACCCGGTAGTTCATTACTCTGGCTGGTCGTAGGCGACGGCGATGGCCGCGACGTATGACAGTGCCCACCACAGGTTGGGGATCAGCCATCCCCAGGTGAAGGCGTCCCCGTGGCCCCACAGTGCCGCGAGCCAGACCAGTTGCCCGGCCATCAGGTAGGGGGCTGCGCAGAAGGGGCAGACGACCAGTTCGCTCCAGGAGCCGAGCCGGGCGGCGATGCGGGGGCGTGCCCATTCCATCGGTGGCCACGTGTCGTGGGTGACCAGGCGTGCCGTCCGCGCCACCGACATGACTGCGACGGCGAAGATGACCACGGGTGGCCATCCTTGGAACAGTTCCATCTCTCCTACTTTCTGGAATCTAGTTTTGGCTGGCCAAACCTCAGCGACCGCGCATGCTGCGGGGTAGTGGCACAGAGATGTTGAGCCGCGCCGGGGATGCGATCTGTGCTTGCCCTCTGCCGCGTGCGAGTTCGGTGGAGCCGTGGACGAGGGCGTCGACCCGGTTCGGTGAAGGCCCTTCGCCGGGAACCCAGGTGGTCTGCTCGTCTTCGAGGTCGTTGAGGTCGCCGCGCTTCCCGACGTGGTACACCTTGGTCTGCTCGTAGCGGGCGACGACGGGTTCGGCACGGATCGCCTTGCCGCGCCGGGAGTCGACCATGACGATGCGGGCGTCGACGCGGCTGGGCTTGCTGGATTCCAGGACGTGCTTGACCATCTGTCCGCCGTAGTTCTTCTCGGCGACGATGGCGTCGGCGTTGAAGTCGGCGACAGCCTGCCATGCTTTGCGGCCCCACTGGTCGGGGGTGTACTTGCCGGTCAGGTCGGCTAGTACGTACTGGATGTCTCCGGTCCTGCCGATGACGATGATGCCGGTGTCGTCTGCCTTGGGGTTGGTGGAGCCTGCGGGGTCGATGGCGACGACGATGCGGTCCAGGTGGGGTGCGTCGTCGACGTGGTGGATGATGCCGCCGGACCAGAGGGCGCCTTCGACGTCTTCGATGAGTTCGCCGTACAGCTCTTGGCGTCCCAGCCGGGTGCCTTCGTGCTTGCCGATGACGTTGCGCCGGTAGCCCTCGGTGAGGTTCTGGATGTTGAGGTAGGTGGGGACTCGGCGGACCACGGTGATGGGTTCGGCGATGAGTTCCTTCATCCACTTGGTGGGCTTCGGGGTGGAGGTGACCATCACCTTGGGGTCGCGGCCACGGGAGTCCTTGACGCGGAGGCCGAACTCCATGTTGGACCAGACGTCGGTGATGAGCGGGTAGTGGGCGGGCTCGTCGGCCCACACGAAGCCGTGCTCGGGGCCACGGAGCCGGTCGGGCTCTTCGGCTGAGTAGCCCATGGCGATGCATCCGTTGGGCCAGGTGAGTCGCTTGCGGGACGGCTCCCAGGTGGGGCGTTCGCCGGGGCGGGCGGTGGCCAGGACCCCGGAGCGACCTTCGATCATCGTCTCGCGCAGCGCCTGGGAGGTGGCGCCGATGAGGGTGATGTTGGGGGTGATCTTCGACGCCTTGTGGGTCACTTCGGAGCCGGTGCGGGTTTTGCCGGAGCCTCGGCCGCCGGACATGACGAAGTTCTGCCAGTCGTCACCCCAGGCGGGGGGGCGCTGGTCGACTCGTGCGTGCTCCCACAGCCAGGTGCCGTCGATCTGCACGCCGAGGGCTCCGCATCCTGAGCCTGGCTTGCCGGGGATGCCGCACACCCATGCCTTCTCGGTGGGGTGCCAGATGTGGCCGTTGGGGGAGGGGCAGGTGTCGGCGCCGGGCTTGACCAGGCGTACGTGGGCGTGGCCGGTGCATTGGCGGTCGGGGCAGAAGAACGGGGTCCAGGCGTTGTTCTGTGCCTGGCGGAGCGCCTCTAGGGCCTTCTGCTGGGCTTCAGGCTTCCAGTGCTTGTACGCGAGGATGCCGTCAGGTGGTGTTTGTGTAGGCATGCGCCGCAGAACCACCCTCCGTAGATACGGGTCGCCACGGAGCCGGAGAGCAGGTACTTCCCGCATCCTCCGGCGCACTTCTGGCTCCAGCGGACCTTGGCCATGGAAACATAGTACCCATTTTTCAGCGCACCTGTTCGACCGTGTTGCCCGGCCCGGTGAACCTGTGGTCACGGAACTGTCCCGCCTTGGTGCGTACCGGTGGCTGTTCGTCGACCAGTTCGGCCAGCGGCATGCCGAGGTCGCGGGCCAGGGCTTCGCACACGGCACGCTGGATGTAGGCGGTGTTGGAGGGCAGTTCGGCCCTGATGGCGGCCTTGTAGATCAGGGATGGGAGGCGGGCGCTGGCCAGGAACTGGATCTTGGCTCGGTGCTCGTCGAGGCGGAAGGGCATCAGGACGCCCGGTGGTCGTCGACGAGTTCGGCTTCGACGATGTCGTCCTCTTCGACCTGCGGCAGGGACTGGCTGACGGTGAGGCCGACCCAGTCGGTGATCTCGCGTTCGGTGGGGTTGGTGACCAGGACTTCCTGGGGGGCGTCGAGGCCCCACATGCGGCGCACGTCGGCGGTGATCTCGCGGTAGCGGCCCAGGGCGGCGAGCTGTTCGGGGTGTTCGGGGTCCAGCGCCTTGGGTGCGACTGCTTGGACCATGGTGTTGTAGCGGCCTTGGATGAGCAGCCGCATCTTCTGCTTGTCGACGGTCGACAGGTTCCGTTCGAGGGCGAGTTCGACGGCGACCTTGGCGGCTCGGGCTGTTGGGTAGCCCATCACTTCGGCGATCTGGTCCCAGTTCGCGCCGTGGAGGGCCATGTCGAGAGAGGCGTTGGCCTTGCGGTCACGGGCTCGGACCAGCTCCCTGGACGGGGGGGTGCCGTCGATGTTGGCGACCCCGGTCGGGTCTGTGGAGTCTTGCGCCATCGCCATCTGCTGTGCCTCCGTGTAGTCACGGCGATGGTATCTGTTCAGACCTGGATCTGGATTGCATCTCCGGCGCGGCCCAGGAGCGTGTCGAAGGAGGCGTAGGTGAGGTAGAACCTGCCGTTCTTGCCCCAGGCGTTGGACCAGGAGTTGTTGCACCGGGCGCTGGTCCACAGCTCGCTGGCCAATGAGATTCGCACCACCGGCGCGCCGGTCAGCGACAATGAGCAACTCGAATTCCTGGGCGATTCCGTGCTCGGCTTCCTGATGGCCGAGGCGCTGGTCCTCCGGTTTCCCGAGGCGCACGAAGGCGAGCTTTCGCGCCAGAAGGCGCATCTGGTGAGCGCGGCGCATTTGCATGGCGTGGCGCGGCGGTTGGATGTGGGCAGCTATCTGGAACTCGGCCGCAGTGAGGAAATGAGCGGTGGCCGGGCCAAGAAGACGCTGCTGGTGGACGCGCTCGAAGCGGTGATCGCCGCCATCTATTTGGATGGTGGTCTCGAAGTGGCGCGGACTTTCATCGCAAACCACGTGCTCGACGCGCCCTATGCCGCCGACGAGGAGGCGGGTACGGATATCCAGCCCGCCATCACGAACTTCAAGAGCGCCCTGCAGGAACTGGCCCAGGCGCGGAGCCTGCCTCAGCCCCGCTATTCGGTGGTGCGGGAAAAAGGGCCGGAACATTCCAAGACGTTCACGGTTGAAGTGCGAATCGGCAAGGTGTGGAACGGACAGGCGGAGGGCCGCACCAAGAAAGTGGCTGCGCAGCGGGCGGCACGCGCCGTCTACGAACGGCTGCTGGCGGCGGAGGGTGCGGTTCCGGCGGCGTCGGAAGCCGATCGCTGAGAGAGCCGATATCGCGCGCAACCCGCGCCAGATGTTAGAATTCTCCGCACCGTGTCCAATTACATCGGAGCCATCGACCAGGGAACCACCAGCACCCGCTTCATCGTTTTCGACCACTCCGGACGCATCGTCAGCGTGGCGCAGAAAGAACACGAGCAGATCTACCCGCAGGCCGGCTGGGTGGAGCACGACGCGAATGAAATCTGGCGGCGCACCCGGGAAGTAATTGCGGACGCCCTGGAGCAGCGCGCGCTGCGCCCCTCCGACCTGGCAGCCGTGGGCATCACCAACCAGCGCGAAACCGCCGTGGTGTGGGATCGCCATACCGGGAAGCCGGTTTATAACGCGCTGGTCTGGCAGGACACGCGGGTAGCCGGCGCGGTGGCGGCGATGGCGGCCGAAGGCGGGCAGGATCGTTTCCGCGAGCGCACCGGCCTGCCGCTCGCCACCTATTTCAGCGCCCTCAAAGTGCAATGGATACTGGACAACGTCGCCGGAGTGCGCGAGCGCGTCGAGCGGGGAGACGTGCTGTTCGGCAACATGGATACGTTCCTGGTGTGGAACCTGACGGGCGGCCTGCACCTCACCGACTGCACCAACGCCAGCCGCACCATGCTGATGAATCTGGCGACGCTGGATTGGGACGAGGAACTGCTGGCGGCTTTTCGCATCCCGCGCGCGATGCTGCCGCGCATCGCCTCCAGCAGCGAGGTCTACGGTGAAGCATCGATCGCGGAGTTG